CTATTCAATCAGCTTATGAATCCGTTGATTTAGCAATTCAGACAATTCGTCAATTTGTTTTTTTAGCTGAACATTTTTTTTCAACTCATCCTGATCTGGCTCTTCAAGTCTATCTTGATTTAATCGATCTTTTAAAATCTCTACATGATCTTTTAGATCTTCTACATTATCGAGCATAATTTGAGAGCGGCCATAATGCATTGGAGGCTCACCAGTCTTGAGGTATCTCACACTAATTGTGGGATATACCTCAAGTATTATATTCAAATCAATCCCCCTGCTTTTCCAGTTGGTTAAGTTATTTCCTGACTTAAAACCAAGCTTCTTACCCAATTCCCCTAAGGTATTGCAATCAGAGGCCTTAAGTAGCCTCTCTACTTGGTCTTCGTATGGTTTTTTGCTATCTGTGAGTTTTTTGTTTGACATTCACACAACCTGTGAGTACATTTGAAGCGAGTTAACAAAACAACAATTCAAAACCAATATAGCAATGCCATCACAATTAGGAAATACAACATGGTACACCGTTCAAGAGGTTGCTGATTGCTTGGGTAAATCCTACAACACTATTGCAACTCGCCTCAAAGAAGGGCAGATCGCATATAGCGAAGTAAGTGACAACAAAGTAATTGCTCATAAGGATTTAGTTAAAGCTCTAGACAGAGCTAATCTGCCTGAGAGCATTATTGATTTTCGCCTTGGTGTTAAATCACCAAAGACTGTAAGTAAGATCAAACAACCTACATTATAAAATCTCATAGGAATGACGGTGAACAGTATGCGATTCTCAGAAATATTAAATCAGATAACCGGTGGTATAAACCCACTCTGCACGATCCGAGAGGTGTCAGATGTGATGGGAAGAAACACGCAAACGGTGTATGGATACCGAAATGAGCAGAGTCAACCTGATTTTGAGGATGTAAAGCGATTGAGTCGATACCTGATTAAAGAATATGGGTACTACCGGCTTGCTTATCAGATGTTTTTGGTGTGCAAGGGAGGAAAGACCAACGGGATGATAAACGATCAGCTACTGGAGATGATGGAGCATGGTACTGATTGTCACCGCGCCTTTGAAGCGAAAGATAAAACCAAGGCCATGAATGCCTACGGTAAAATTGAAGAGCAAATGAAAATTTTGAAACAAGAAATAGAGCAGCTATGAGCCAGCAAGAAGTAAAAGACAAAGCAATTGAAGCCAATACGCTGCCTTTTGACCGGAATTATTTCCCGATAGATCAGGTGCAAGCCCACAGCAAACAGCAAGTGCAAATCGTTCGGGCCATGTGGACCAATATAGCCCGGACCCAGCAAAGTAACTGGAGGTCATAACAATGGAAACAACAGTAAAGGCCCCTGAGAAAGTTAGTAGACGTATCAAATTTGTTCGTTTTCGTGAGATAAACACAGAGACTATGGAAGAAAGTTTTGCCGAATTACCGGAAGTGGATGGCATCTTGAAGTGTCCGGTATCCAAAGCTAAGAAGTGGTGTAGCTGTTCACCCAGGCATATACGAAACCTGATGGATAAAGGAATCCTAACCAAGTACAACGCAGATCTATCAATAAGAAAGAAGGGATCAGCCGGCAGTGCTCCTGTATTTTTTGACTTGTACGAATTTTACGATCCCAAAAAAACTATCAACCAATAAAAAAGCCCGAAAGCTACTACCACTCCGGGCCCTTTTAAATATAAGAGGACTAATATTATGCAAAGTACAAATGAAAAACAACTTACTACTGACCTTAAGCTGGACTGGCTTAAACTATCCAACTTCAAAGGAATAAAGCGCAAGCATATTGACTTTGATGGTCAACCTGTAAACATATACGGGGCCAACGAATCAGGGAAGACGACGATAGCAGATGCTATTGCCTACCTGTTGTATGACAAGGACACGAGCGGTAGCAGTGCCGACCGGTTCGGAATCAAGACCCTGGTAGATGGTGAACCGCTTCATGGAGTGGATCACGAAGTGGAGGCGAAATTCAACTGCTTCACACTCAAAAAAGTGTACAAAGAGAAGTGGAGCCGCAAGCGCGGGGAGGCTGAGGAAACGATGGACGGGCATACCGTTGATTACTTTATCGACGGGGTGAAGGTTAAGAAGAGTGACTACCAGGAGCGTGTTGAGCAGGTGATGAGTGAAGAACTATTCAAGATGCTTACCCTTCCGGATTATTTTGCCGAGACCATGCACTGGACTGACCGACGGGCTATTCTTACAGATATGTGCGGAGAGATCGACCAGTCGGAAATTATTGAAGCCAATGACGGCCTTGATGAGTACGAAGCGATCCTGGATGGTAAGAGCGAAGAGGATGCTAAGAGCATACTGAAATCCAAGCGCAAGAATCTGAACGAGCAACTGGATAACATTCCTTCTCGCATTGACGAGAACGAGCGACAGATTGAAGAAGTGACCGGTGTGGATGAGGCTAAGGAAGAAGTAGCGACTCTGAAAGCCAAAAAAGAAAAGATCGAAGAGAAGAAGTCGCAGGTTAAAAGCGGTGGAAGCATTGCTGAATGGAAGGTAAAGATCAGTGAGATTGAAGCTGAGAAAAGCCAGTTGGTGAATCGGTTGAATGAGGAGAATGAAGAGAAGCTTTCCGATATAAGGGAAAAGATATCCACGCTACGAGACCGGAAGGATGCCGCACAAACCACCTACAATGAAGCTGTTGACGCTTATAAGGAGGTAGAGCGGGAAGTAAAGCGCCTGAAAGGTGAAATTGAGCAGACCGACAAGGATATTGAAGAAGTGAAGTCTTCTGAGCCTAAGACGAAGCAGGAAGATATTGGTACGGAAGAATGTGTGGTTTGTGAGCGAAAGTTAGGTCCTGACTACATCAGGGATGTTCTGAATGACTTCTACAATTTTGCAATGGATGAAGGAACCGGATCTATTCGCGAAGATGATATCAATGCGTACATGGATACCCAAGAGAGTGAAAACGATCACGACCACGACGCAGACCATGAGAAGTATGTGGCTGATTTCAACGCCAAGAAAGCAGACAAGCTGAAAGAGTTGAAAGAGCACAAGGAAAACCTGGAGGGCATGCTTGACCGTGAGGAAGAGCGCCTGAAAGAGAAAACCGCGGACGGAGCGAAGGCGAAAGCAACACTCAATCAGATCACCGAACAGATTGAGAAGGCCAACAAGAAGCTCGAAGAAATGAAGGCTGATCTCCCTGATCCCAAAAAGGCGAAAGCATATCAGTTACTTGAAGAGGATCAGCAAGAATTACGGGATAAGATCGAAGGTCACGAGGCCGAAAAAGCTGAACAGATTGAGAAACTGGACGAGATCATTCAAAAGCACGAGCAAGACATTGCCAATGCTGAAAGGGTGATACTGCAGCAGGAACAAAATCAGAAACTCCTTGCACGTATTGAAGAGCTTCAAAAGGAGAAGAAAACAGCCGGTAACGAGCTTTCCGAAGTAGACCACCAGTTGTATGTGATAGAGCAGTTTGAACGGGCCCGAAGTAACTACATCACTGATCAGGTGAATGACCTGTTCGAAGGTGTTGAATGGAGATTGTTCAAAGATCAAATCAATGGAGGATTGACAGAGACTTGCGATCCACTGGGTAAGAATGGCGTTCCATTCAGCGAGGGAATGAATCAAGCCCAACGTATTCAGGTAGGCTTGCAGATCATTAAGACGCTTTCCCGGTACTACGGGAAGTCAGCTCCTATCCTGATTGATAACCGTGAATCGGTAACGAACATCCCGGACACAGACTTGCAGGTAATCAGCTTGATTGTATCTCCTGATGATGCCGAGTTGCGGGTTGAGAAAGTGAAACAAGAATCTAAAGCAGTAGCATAATGAGTACCCAAAACAATACACCAGCAGTACAGAATCAGAACTCCAAACCTGCGGTAGAAGAAAGGCAACAGCGCCAATTAAATCCGGCTCAAAAAGCCAAAAGCATCATGGACAAGATGATGCCTCAGATAAAGAAGGCGTTGCCTAAATACATCACTCCTGACCGATTAGCAAGGATCATACTTACAGAGGTGAGTAACAATCCAAAGTTAATGGAGTGTACCACTGAATCATTTTTAGGGGCAGTTATGCAATCTGCGGAGCTTGGGTTGGCACCTGGTACATTAGGACATTGCTATTTCATCCCGTTCAATAATTCAAAAAATGTGAATGGTAAATGGGAGAAACAGCAAGAGGTTCAATTCATGATTGGCTACAAAGGATACCTGGAGCTTTTCAGGAGATCCGGAGAGGTAACGAAGGCTATTGCCAAACCTGTATTCACTAATGATGAGTTTGAATACTCAGAAGGAACGGATGGAGGGCTTCGGCACCGACCAAAGATGCTTGGTGATCGTGGAGATGTTTATGCTTACTACTTCTATGCCAAGTTTGCCAACGGTGAAGACTTCGCTTACGTGATGAGCAAAACAGAGGTTGAAGATCATCGGGAAGCTACTAAAAAGGGGAACCACAAGAGCCCATGGGATACCGATTTTAACGCAATGGCTTGTAAAACGTGCGTCCGCTTGGGTGCTAAATACATGCCTATTAGTGCAGAACTGATGCACAAAGTAAGCCAAGATGAGACTATACGAAGGGGTACTGAGTTTGATGGCATAAGCACAGACCAGTACATCCATACAGATGCACCGCCTGAAAAGCAATCTATGGATATAGACATCCCGGAAGCAGAAGCCGAGTACGAGGAAGAACCACAGGAAGGACAGGGGCAGTATGCCGGTCCTGACATGAGCGACTTTGGGCAAAATGGAGGCGGTAAGTAATGGGATTGAAGATCAATCACATAGCCTCTGGAAGTTCCGGCAACGCCATTCTTGTAACCGATGGACAGACCACAATTATGATGGATGCCGGACTTAGTTACCGGAATCTATCGCGACTTGTGGACCTGACTAAGGTGGATGCCTTCTTTATCACACATGAACATATGGATCATTGCAAAGCCGTGGAAGAGCTGCTTCGCAGAGGGCAAAGAGTTTACGCCAGTTCAGGTACTCGTAAAGCGTTGCTTGAAAAAGGGCAGAAGGTGGAAGGGCTTAGTGTGCTCCTTCACGGATCACAGATAGAAGTAGGCAGTTTTTACGTGAAAGCCTTTGACCTGATCCACGATGCAGAAGAGCCTTTGGGGTACATGTTCCAGAGCATGGTTAGCAAGAAAGACAAGGGGGTGTATATCTCCGATAGTGCCTACGTGCAGTATGATTTTTCAGGCATAACCCACTTTGTGATTGAATGTAATTATGCAGAAGACATCCTGGAAGAGGGCAAAGATCCCTACTTCCTGAAAGAGCGGATTCGAAGGAGTCATTTCAGCTTTGAGAAACTACAGCAGTTTTTTGCAGAGAGTGACCTGAGTGCTGCTGAAGAGATACACCTTGTACACCTTTCAGATCGTAATTCGAATGCAGAAAAGTTTGTGAACGAGATACAGAAGCAAACAGGGGTCCCCACGTATGTACTTGAATGATTTTCATTTGTACCCCGAAACCACTGGGTGGGGGTTTGATCGCTCCCATCCGGTTTAACCTAAGATCGTTTCATAAACGACTCCAACTGATTACCCCGGATAGGCTGATACCCTTACCGGTGGATTACTTGACTTATTGAATTTGAGTGAGGCAAACACGCATAGCAATACGTTAGAACGCCAATATCCTAAAGGTAAGCAGGCTAATAGGATCGATGCTTGTAAGCGTGAGGAGTAACTGTCTGCTAATTGCCAACAATCCGAGAAGCAGAAAGGCGGAAATGCGAAATGCCTCACTCTTAAGAAACTCCCCGAAAATCGGGGATAAAGCTACTTGGCGAAGTATAACCGCACTAAGCAAAATTAAAACCTTTGCTGTTTTTGACAGCCGGAAAGACGGCAATTAACATAAACTCAGTAGAGTGAGTTTAACAGTAATTATCCGGGGCGGGAAAGCCCTGCCCCGGTTTTTAAAAAGAATCACATAGAAGATGAGCATCAGCAAAATTATTCGGAAAGTATGTGAGGCCTTTGATGTAAAGCCTTCTGATATCATTAGTTCTTCTCGCAAGCAACCTATAGCCGATGCAAGGAAAGCTATTTCATTCATATCACTTACTAAAGGTCACTTACCGCCAAGTATTGCTGGGTTTATAGACAAAGAGCGATCTACGGTGCTTTACCAGATCAAAAGGCATCGTGAGTTAATGACACATGACAGTGAGTATAAAAAGAAAGTGGAGGCAGTAGAATTATGATATATCTACAAGCAATAATCGCGGAACCGGTATTTACTGGAGGGGAAATTATCACCTTTATAGCCGCAATGATACTGATTACGATCTTATTTGCAGAGTTCCAAGAAAGGAGGAAAGGATGAAGTGTGCTAAATGCGATCACGAAGCGGTGAAAAAGATTGTAACCAAGGATGGTTTCATACCGGTGTGCGATACTGGATGCGGAATCATTGTAGAATTTGAACTGATACTAAACAGGATGAAAGATGAGCAAGCGAAAATACAACAATAAAGAAATTTGGTGGCTGGTGGTGATCTTCACCCTGACCTTTTTTATAGCCGGCTTTGTGGCGGGTGGGGTGATCGGAGAACAGCAGGGATATGAGTCCGGATTAAGGGACGGCGTACAATCTACGCTTCTGATCAATCCAGGGAATGAATGTGAGATCGTTAAGTATAACCGGGGGGAGTGATGAGTAGTTGGAAAGAAGTACCGCATTTATTTGCGAATGGTAGATTTCAGGCAATGGTAAGTGATGTTGTATTAAACATTGAAGGGATTGGCAGGGTGAATGGATTCAATTCATTTGCCTACCTGCTTGAAAAGGATAACACAGCCGTAAGAGAAGCGGTGGACTCTTGTATTTTAATAGCCCGTCCTATTTCAGATTTGAGCGATGAGGAGGCGACTGAAATGTTTGGTTATGAACTGGATAGATATGGTATTGCCGCATCAAGAGGGCATTTAAACGACATAGTTTACAATGCAAGGTTGTACGGAGCTAAAAGCCAAGTATCTACTTTTAGAACTTTACAGCTTTTGGAATTAGGCGTGTACCCCTTTGACCAATCCCACTTTGAAACTGGTGAAGTAATTGCCCGATATGAAAAAGGGGGAAGTGATGCCTCGTAGATCCAAAAAACTTGAAGTACATATCAGCAAGAAGCGGTCAAACATTGAAAGCCGTGGAGCGGGGTTTTTGTCTTGGGATCGATTGGAAGAGCGCCTAAAGCAATCCGGAGAGCTCCAGAGTGAAGATATCCTGGAGAAAGTAATGATCAGCAAGGAAGGCATTGATTACACCACCCAAACGGATGTGAGCAAACGATGAACAAGTACAAGAAACTATACATGGAGATTTGGAATGAGCGCCCACACGTTTGCGCTGTCTGCGGAGAACCTATTCCAAGTCCTGTTGTTCACAACTTTAGCCACATTTACACCAAGGGTGCTCACCCCGCGCTAAAGATGGTGAAAGCCAACATTCAACTATGGTGCAGCTCTGTCACAAGAAAAGAAGGACGTGGCTGTCATGAGCTTTGGAGCGTTCAGCCTCACAAATTTTGGATCAGAGCAAAGCAACACGGATGGGAAAAACCCTCAGTGTCTGAAATTTTAGAACTCGAAACGGAGGAAGTATGAAAGGGGAAGTAATACGAATTGGAGCATTTGAATGCATGGGCGAGAAGGTTACAGGAGCCCTTATTGAGGCAGACAAAAATCAAATAGATGGGTCTGTTCTTTATGAAAACGTGGATGTCATAAAAGCTAAGAAAACTGCTACAAATGATGAGTTGGAATTTATTTCAAGAATCAAAGCGGATGGATCCGGCACCGAGCCTATTGACGAATTATTTGACCCAACTTGGGGCGGCCCTTATCACCTGACACGACTTTCACTGAGTGAAGATACCTACATAGCATCTGGTTTTAATAGCTATGTGGTGAAACTAAAAACGGAGCAAGCCTAATGGAACCACTAACCGGATTAATTACTAATTGGATCATCTTCTTCCTTGTCGGCACTGGATTCCTGTGCTGCATACTTGGATCGTTAATGATCCACGACTGGAGGAACAACCATGAGTAGCGGAGCGATAACAGTTGCAATTGTAGTGCTAATAGTAGCCTTCATCCTTTTTGTGATATGGGCTTTTTGCCGGGCAGCCGGAGAAGCAGATGCTACAGCAAGGGCCATTTATGAAAATCAGCTTAGGAAAGACCGGGAGTCAGGCATCACATTTACCAAAACCCCGGAAGAATACTACGGAGGCAAATCATGATACATGACCGACACAACAACCTAACCGATCGAGACCGAACCGAACTGGAAGCCAAGGATTCGGACCAGGTAAGTCAAATTAAGGATCTACTGATAGAACGTGGTGAGCCTATGGCCTTCTTTGAAGTAATGGATGAGCTTGGCTTTCACCAGGATAGCACCAAAAGAGCTTTAAGCGAGCTGACCAAAGAGACCGATCAACACGGGCGGCCTTTTGCCATCTATGACAAGGACGACCGGAAGAACAATCCGTATGGGCGAACCTGCGGAACGTACCGGCATAACCCGAAATATGGTAGGCCGAAAGCGCAAACAGGTGAACAAATTTCATTTTTAAAACAACGGTGTGCGGTATGAGTGAAGGAGTCTATCTACAGAACTTTTTAATTGTAATGCCAGGGGAAGAGCCTTTTATGACTCAGTGGTTTGAAAAGGAAAATCACTGGAGAGAAGGTATGACCGTATTTAATCTTCACTCCGGAAGATATTCAACCGATGGCGAAGAGTGGAAGGAAATTGAGAGGGATCATCTATGAAATACGCATTACTCTCTCTTAGGTGGACTCATAAAAACGATGATTTTATCACTTTTTGGCGGCACGATGCCAAAGGATATTGCTGGTTTAAAGCATGGATGGGAAGATACTCCATAGTAAGAAGCGCTCAACATTCAAGCGATCGCACGAAACGAGTTTCTTTTGAAGTACTCGAACCATTTTGGCAAGAAGTTAGCTACGAAGGGAAAATAAGATATGTAATACCAAACACTGCAGAAGTTCGAGAGGTGATGGGTATAAAATCAGAAGACTTTCAGAGGGAGTATCCATCTTGATTTTCAAGGTATAAAATTATTGGGGGCTATAAAGAGCATGAGTAATATCGAATGGACTGATGAAACCTGGAACGTGACAACCGGATGCACCCGGGCCAGTGCCGGATGTGATAACTGCTATGCCGTAGCAATGACCAAGCGACTGGCCAACATTGAATCAACCAAGGAAAAGTATGGCGGGTTGGTTAATGAAGGGAAAGATCATTTCAATGGAGCGGTAAGAGTTCATGCCGATGAATTAGAAAAGCCTCTTCATTGGAGAAAGCCCCGAAAAGTATTTGTGAACTCTATGAGCGACCTCTTCCATCCGGAAGTACCGTTCGATTTCATAGACAAAGTATTTGCTGTAATGGCGCTTACTCCAGAGCATACCTACCAGGTACTTACTAAACGGCCTGAACGGATGGCTGAATATTTGAACATGAAATGGCTACCGTGTAAAAGAGGGTATGAATCGAATCGTTTTAATAGAGTTTGTGAATCGGCGACATGGATAGTTGTTGATCACGATGGTAAAAAAGCGGGAAACCTTATTGATAACCTTTTTAATGATGAAGGTGAATATAAATTTAATTGGCCTTTATCTAATGTATGGCTTGGCACTTCAGTAGAGAATCAAGAGGCTGCAAATGAACGGATTCCCCACCTGCTTAAGTGTCCGGCTGCTGTTCGGTTCCTGAGCTGTGAGCCTTTGATTGGGGCTGTTGATTTGAATGCCGTTTATTCCGGTATTCGTGAGCATAATCCTAAGAAACGATATGATCGAGATGTTAAGGCAATTGAAGAGATTGACTGGGTGATAGCCGGGGGTGAATCCGGTCACAATGCAAGACCGATGCACCCCCATTGGGTTCGATCTCTTCGTGATCAGTGTGAGACTGCCGGTGTACCTTTCTTCTTTAAGCAGTGGGGGGCTTTTAAACCAAACCATGGACACAAAAATAGATGGGCTCACAAATGGAGTGATGGCAACTACGCTCATAAAGTAGGCAAAAAGAACGCCGGCCGACTACTTGATGGCCAAGAACACAATGAATTTCCAACTACTAAAGGAGTTACAGTAGATGCCGAAAGTAAGTAAAGGTCTGCCATATTTTACCCTGGATACCGATCTCGCAAGTGACAAGCGGGTGAAGCTACTAAAGGCCGAATTTGGCATTAAGGGATTTGGTATCTGGGTTGAGTTACTTCGTCAGATCTATGCAGACGAAGGGTTTTTCATGAAATGGGATGAGGACACAAAGCTTCTATTTGCCAGTGATGTCGGTGTAACCGGTGGCGTGGTCGATGAAGTGGTTAACGGGTTGGTCAGACGTGGGCTCTTCAATGAGTCCGTATTTGGCAGGTTCAACGTATTGACATCAAAACATATTCAGGAAAAGTACTTCGATGCGATCAAAAGAAGAAGCTCAGACATGGAGGTAGATTCCCGATTATTGGTAATAGATGCCAATGCGGACATAATAGCCGATAATGCTAACATAAAGCTCTTACATGCAGACATAAAACAACGACCACCCGCCAAAGGGGACATTGTCGAGAACAGAATCGATGATGAAAAGGAAGAAAAAGAGAGCCCCCGGGAAAAGAACAGTCTATCCAATGATATAGATATCCCGGAATGGGAAGAGTGGTGGAGGGTAGCCCAAAGCAAGGCATACACCCAAGATTATGCCCGGCACCTATACGACTCACTTCTGTATAGAGGGTGGAAAAACAAACATGGCCAGGAGGTTCAGAATTGGCACTCGTATCTGAACATGATGCACAAGTACCAACGCAACTTTCTGAGCAACCTTAAAGAAGAATCAAAATCAAAGAACAATGGGTCATCCAGTACATATCAGGAAAAAACTAACTCAAGGTACTCAGGACATGGCGAATGAATCAATGTCAAAGATCGAGAAAATGCTTAAAGAGGCTCGGGAAAACCCACAGCCAGCACCCGAGTTCGTTCCTCCGGAACATACGGTAAAAAGGGTGCCACTTATGAGGCATTACCCATCCTCAGAGGCGAGCCTTAACCGAGGGGTTATGTTCGATGATTTTGAAGAACACCGGGACTCCAAGCATAAGAAGATAAAGCGACAGGTAACCGCTGAGTTTGAAACCCGTGAAAATTTACAAAGGGGAATAGGATTTTATTTCTTCTCTGAAAACCCGGGCAGCGGTAAAACAATGTTAGCCTGTGCGCTTGCTAATGAGCTTCATGAAGTTAAACGAACTGAAAGCCAGGTAATTAACACCGTGGAGTTTCTATCTATGATCAGGGAAAGCTACGACAGTGAAGGCATGACAGAGGTAGCTATTTTCAATAACCTAACGACGGTCCACTTGTTGATATTGGATGATATCGGCAGGGAGCGACACAAGAAAGAGCATGCCCATGATATAAGCTGGGCAGAAGAACAGATCGATAAACTCGTAAATGCTCGTATATCTAAGCGATTGCCCACGATCTTCACCTCTAACATGGATATCGGCTCACTCCCATATCATGAAAGATTACAGAGCCGAATTATCGGAGTCAGTGAGGTAGTGAAGTTCCCTGATATTGATGTTCGAACTATTAAGAAGGTGCTTTAATGGATAAGAAATTCACAGTATTTGAGGACAAGAAAGCCACAGTTCGTTTGATAGTAGTAGAGCATGGTAAAATGTACTCTGGACACTACTCTATTAGTTACGATGGCACCATGTCGTGCAGTAACCGAAGATATGAATATGTAATACTGTTCAACACGGTAACGAAGGCGAAAAAATATGCACAAGAAAGGGCCGCTGAGATAATTGCTGAACACTACAAGTATTCAAAGCACCCCGGCATGATGGAGTGGGCTGATAAGTACTACAAACCCGTAAAGGTTCCCTACACTCCAAAACCTAAAAAAAAGGCTACAAACGCACAGTTTAGCCTATTTCAATAATCAATAAATATAAGAACCCATGGAAAATGGATTAACCTTAGATACCGCTGAAATTATTCGGCTCATGAGCTGCGCCTATCAACGAGGGCACCAAGATACCGTTGATGGAATTTCCGAGCCTTGTCAGAAAGGAAGTAATGATATCGCAATTGAAGTACTTCTGGAAGAACACCCTAAGTACGATATTTGCGCTCATTGTAGAGGTGAGGGTTGGTACGAAGATCACTCCGATGAATGCTACAATCATCCAGGGTATTGCACGAATTGCCCGATTCAACGAGAGTGCCAGTATTGCGATGGAACAGGTTTGAGCTTGAAAGAAGAGTTTAAGCCGAAGCAGGATTATTTATTACAAGACGATGACGGATTACCATTTTAACCGCTGAGCAATCAGCACAATCATAAATCAAACACAACATGAGTGAAATAAAAGAAGACAGAGCAACCATTGAAGAAATACTTGATAACCCCGGGGGAGTTTTCCCAACTGATGATTGTTACGATAGATTGGTAGAGTATGTGAGATCAGTGAGAACACAGGCAGTAGGCTGGACTTGGGCAGAAGCATGTACTCAGCTTGACAAAGGGGAAGACCCAAGGCAGTACGACCAGGCCAAATTGATTGAGCGGTCTGAAAAGGAACTCAATATCGAATTTCAACAATAACCAAAAACCAATAAGTATGACCACATTAGCACTACACGACACCGACGGTAAAATTGAACGAAGAGACCCGCTAAATATCGAAGATGCTGTCATTAAAACTGACAAGCAATTCATGGACTCTCCGGAGATGGAGAAGATCGCTGAGAAAGTTAGAAAGGATAAGAACATTGAGCTTGGTCCGGCAATGGTATGGATGACACTGGTGTACCCCAACATTTCCAAAAGCAAACCAGCCAAGACCAAGAAAACCTCCAAGGAGTTTCGGCATCATACAGGGTACGACTACATGCTGCAGGTGTCTGGCGAACTATGGGATATGCTGGATGATAAGACCAAGTACTTCCTGATCTGGGAAGAGCTGCTGAAGTTGGATCCTACCTTTAAGACCAAAGAACAGCATTGGGTTATGAAGCTGCGGAAACCGAACTACTCGAATTTCTACGAGATACTGGACAATGAAGGCCACGAGGAAGCAAGGCGACTGCATGAGACTATTCAGGCTACGGCATCGAGCTTGTATGATCTGGACCCGAAGCAGGAAGATCAGATTAGCTTGTTTTAACGGTGCAGTCCCGCTTGATACAATTGTTATAAACCCGATTAATTATGGAAGATCACGAAATAATTGCAGCTATAAAAAACCTTGAAAAGAAGCACCCAAAAATGCTTGTTAAGCAAGTTGGTGCGTATATAGTAATTGCCGCCAACTATAGCGATTTAGAAAGTAAAGCCAGAAAGGTAAACAGAGGTTATACTGATGGATTTTACACGATTGAACAAGCCTTAAAAGCGTAGGGTTTATAACGGTGAAAGTTTAAGCGGCTTGCTAACTCGAAAAGACTAAGTGATTATGAGCGTAAAACATTGTGATAACTGCCAACATTTTGTAGCGAACCGAAAAGGCGAGTGCGCACCTGTTTGTAGTAAGTGGCATAAGCCAAGATTTATAGGGCCGAAAAGCCCAGTTGACACAGATTACGGATATAGACGAACCTGTGATGATTTTGAACAGCGGGCAGGAAGCAAGTCCGCTTGAAACTATTGTTAAGTGTACGATGATGAAAAAGGCAAATAAAGCCCCAGCATATGCGGTTATTTACAACGGACTTGCTGAAGTAGCAAGAAAGCACGGTTACGCATTAGCGATACATGGTAGTGTGGTAACTGACCTTGATTTAATAGCTATACCGTGGATTAAAGAAGCGGATGATATGGAAACTTTAGTACAGGCTATTATAGAGCATTGCGGGGCTTGTGGTATTAACTTGGATCAATATGGTAACGAGCAGGAACCGGAAGAAAAACCCCATGGGAGAATAGCTTGGAAACTATTTATGGGTGCTGGTGGGGCAGTAGATTTGAGCGTATTACCTAAAAAGTACACTTAACGTGTGATGTATAAGGGGCGCGGAAGATTAGGCGCTCTTTAGAAGCAAAATTTTGAACTAAAACTGAAACCATCGAACGGGACTTTAACCGCGTCCCGCTTGATACAATTGTTAGGTACACGATGTTTGAACAGGAAATATTTGGAACCCGAATAGTGCAATCTAATGACTTAGTTGATTTTAAGTTGGTGAATCATCCAAAGTACAGGAGTTACAAGTGGCTTCGAAAATTTGAGGTTTGGAGGATTTTAAGAATAAAATATTTGAACTGGTTGCGAAAGCGCTACAGAGAGAAGGATAGTAATTGGATTAAAAAACCATCTACGAAAGCTATAAAAATGCCTGATGGAACTTTGGTAGTTCATCCAACGATGTACGCTAAAATTAAAGCAAGCACCAAGTGTACCTAACATAACATTAACCCGATCCGATTAAACTCGAAAATTAAGTGTAAGGAATTGTGCTGTAAGCGCTCTTACTATAAACGATAACTGAAAAATGATTGAATCATGAAAACGAATGATGAGGTTTTACGGGAATTGAAAAACAAAATCCGTCGTAAAAGTATGGCGTATAAGACGGAGCAGAATTATATGCAGTGGGCCCGGAGGTTCGCGGGGTTCCATTCCGGGGCGAGAATTACGGATATGGGTAAGCAGGAGATTGAAGAATATCTGAATCACCTGGTGAATGAGCGTGATGTGGCATCTTCCACTCATAACCAGGCGCTTTCGGCGTTGGTGCTGATGTTTCGGGACGTGTTGGGTAAAGATACATCGAATATGAAGCTGGATTATGCTAAGAAGTCGAAGTCGCTTCCATCGGTGCTTTCCAAGCGGGAAGTGAAGGAGATCATATCTGCTATGCCGGATGGAAGGGCGAAGCGGATCGTGTGGGTGATGTATGGCACCGGGATGCGTGTCAATGAAGTACTTAGGCTCAGGATCACTGATCTGGACTTTGATAATCAGAGTATCTACGTGCGGAAAGCGAAGGGAGCCAAAGACCGGGTGGTTATGATGCCGAAAGTATTGATCACGATGCTGCGCAACCAGATAGGCCGGGCGAAGGAACAGCACAGAAAGGATCTCGCTATAGGAGAGGGCAAAGCCAATCTTCCCAAGGCCCTGAAAGATAAATACCCCAATGCAGATAAGGAGATTGGATGGCAGTTTCTGTTTCCATCGGATAACCTTTCCCAGTGCCCACGCAAAGGTACTACCCACCGGCACCACCTTTCTTCCAGTACGGTGAATAAAGCGATCAAACGCGCAAAATGGCGGTGCAAAATTGATAAGAGAGTTACGGCTCACACGTTCCGGCATTCTTTTGCTACGCATACGCTGGAGAATGGGTGTGATATCCGAACGCTTCAGCAACTATTGGGGCATAAACATCTCAAAACTACCATGAAGTACACGCATGTACTGGAGCCTCAGAAGACGGCTTCGCCGGCTGACTCTTTGATGAGTGAGGTTGCTTAGGGGGTTTTGAATGTTGAATGTTGAATTATAAATTAGGTGAAATGGGAAAAGTGAAAGGTGAAAGGGTAATTCAAAATTATAAATTCAAAATGAAAAATTATGGGAAGCACTAACGGAAGTGATCTGAATATATTTATTGGTGATACTTTGGTTGCTACATCAAAAGAGTTTAGTAGTGAAAAACCTCCTGCGGCTGATGTTGTTAGGGAGCTGAATATTGAGGAGGGTAAAGATTATGATAACATAGATTGGGGTATAGTTTATGATCCTTTCCGTCTGTATTTAGTAAGAAATGGGAAAATGTATTTCAGAAATTCACAAGCTAAAATAATGCTTGAAGCTTCAGATCATGCTGAATTATACAATGAACTAAAAGAGAGTGGTTTAAAATCAGGGTATAAACATGGATCTCTTTTCAACATAAATCTCCATTGAAAAAGTGTAACCTTGTTACATAACGATTAGGGGGATTATTTCTTAGCCTGTTTGTGAATCATTTACAGACGGGATATGACTTCATTACTTCGAGTTTATAATCAGGCGAGTGCTAAGATCCAGAATTTGGGTGGACGGCAGTATGATCTGAAGGGGACTCCTCCTGAATGGTGGCCTACCTTTACGAGTAATGACAGTGGTATCCATATCTCGGAGAAGTCGGCGCTTACGCATATGGCTTATCTTCGGGGTATTAATTTGCTTGCCGGCTCTATTGCTACCCAGCCGAAGCATTTGTTTTTCAGGGGCGAGAATGGGAAGGAAGTCGCAAGGAATAAGAGGGCGCATAAGCTTATCAGTAAGACGCCTAATCAGTTTCAGAATAGTTATCAATTTCATTTCTATATGGTGACCATGCTGCTGATGCATGGTAATTTTTATGCGTACATCAACCGGGATGCTTTTTATGAGCCGGTGAGTTTGCGCCCGATCTATCCTTCTATGGTGGAGCCGAAGGTTCGGAAGGATGGGGTGAAGGAGTTTCATGTGCGCGGGGAGAATATCAATAAGGTTTTTTCGAATAACGAGATCTTTCATGTGTATGGATTGTCGCTTGATGGGGTTATGGGTATCAATCCGATCAAGTATGCGGCGGAGACACTGGGTTTGGGTTTGGCTGCGAAGAAGATGCAGAGTTCGGCTTTTGGCAAGGGATTGCATGCCGGCGGGGTTATTCACATCCCGGAGGAGTACAAGGGAGTGATGGGTTCTACGGATGAAGAGTCTGAGCAGTTTATGGAGGCGGTGCGTAAGTCCTTCCGCAAGCTGTACCAAAACGGACCGGATAGCTGGCATGAGATGATGTTCCTGGAGCCGGGGTGGAAGTTTGAGCAATTTAAGTTAAACCTGGAGACGGCGAAGATCATTGAGACCCGCAAGTTTGATGTGGCTGATATTGCCCGATTGCTTGGAATCCCGTTGCATAAGCTTATGGAGATGGATAAGGCTACGGAAAGCAATATTGAGCAGCAGGGAATTGAGTATGTGCAGGACGGGGTGATGCCAATCACGTTGAATATTGAGGCTGAGGCAGATGCTAAACTGCTGAAGACGAGTGAACAGGATGATTATTTCTACAAGTATAACCTGGACGGCCTGATGCGCGGAACACTGAAAGAGCGATTTGAGGCATATAGTACAGCTCTTGGTAAAAATGCGCCCGGCTTTATGACTCCGGCCGAGATCCGTGACCTGGAAGATCTTGGGCCAGCCGATGAAAGCGAGCTGTTTAAGCCGGATAACATGAATAAACAAAATTTCACACCGGAGACGGCATGATGAATACGAATGGAGCATACCGACCACTGAATTTCAATATCAAGAATGCGGCTGATGATACAGCGGTGATTGACATCGATGGTTTTATCGGGAGGGATATTTTTGAGGAGTGGATGACCGGAAAACCTTCCCCGAATACGGTGGAGAACCTTAAAAATAAGCTACGGGAGATCACGGCTAAGAAGGTGATCGTGAATATCAATTCCCCAGGTGGAGATCTGAATGATGGGTTGGTGATCATGGAGATGCTGCAGAGTAAGAGTGCGGAAGTGGTGACTAACATACAGGGTTTTAGTGCGAGTGCGGCTACGGTTATAGGGCAGGCCGGTACAACGAGGCGAATGAGTGAGAATGCGTTCATGCTTATCCACCGGGTGATGTTTGGTTTTTGCGGGTATCTGAATCAGAATACGATGTATGACATGATACAGGATGCTGAGGTTATAGATACTCAGCTGATAAAGATGTACCGCAAGCAGAGTTCACTTAAGGAAGATGAGATCGCTGACCTAATGGATGAAGGTGGCGGGTATGGCCGGTGGATCACGGCGGAGGATGCGCTGGAGTTCGGTTTTATTGATGAGATCTATGATCCGGCTGATGAGAGTGATGAGGATGTGGATCGCCTGGAAGGTGAGGATGTGGAGAATATGAAGAGGAATGTACGAGAACTGGCTATTCAGGGAATGAAGGGTAGTGAGGAGTTTGTGAATGCGTTTTTTGGGAAAGAGTTGCAAAGTGGCAAAGTGACAGAGAAAAAGAGTAACAAAGTAAAAGAACTTCAAGAAGAAGCGGATTCCGCTGGAGAGGCGCGAACCCGAAATTTAATTATAAAACAAAAACTAGAGGTATAAACATATGTTTACACTCAAGCAATTAAACGAGAAGCTGGGAGATGCGCGGAAGCGGAAATCCAATCTCGTTAACGACCGCGCCTCCAAGCTCAATGAACTGGAGACGCTTATGAACGCCGATACTCCTGATCAGGATGCTATCGAGGCGAAGCAGAAAGAGATCAATAATCTGAAGGCTGATATTCAGAAGTCAGAGCAGATGATCGAGAATTACACGGATCAGATCGCTGACCTGAATGATGTTCAGAGCTTTGAGCCGATGAACGGTGGATTTGATTTCAGTTCTGGTAAAAAGAATGAGCATGAAGAAATAGCTGATTTCAGTTTTGTGAAGATGTTCCGTGAGGCTATTGAAAGTGGCCCACAAGGATTGACCGGACTGGAGAAAGAGATGCATCAGGAGGCTATTAATGATGCCAAGGAAAAAGGCATTAAACTGAACGGTAATCTTCACGTACCTACCATTGTAATGGAAGCGCGGCGCGGCATGCGTAATGATGTGACTGTTACCGGAGGTTCCGGTGGTGATCAGGGTGGACTTACGGTTCAAACCGATAAGATGCCATTGATCGACATCCTGAAAGCGAAGCTTCCCTTTGTGGATAGTAATGCTTCTAGCCGTGACGGACTGGGTGCGACGTTCTTCACTGATCTGAGTGGTGATCTTAGCTTTCCACGTGCGGAAGAAGATGCCAGTGATCCTGCTGTTAAGGGTGAGACTGTTGCTGGGGATGAAATGAGTCCGACTCTTGGAGAATTGACGCTTTCTCCGAATCGCTTGCCAACCTTTGTGGAGGTCTCCCGACAGACCTTAATGCAGAGTTCTGTGGCCATCGAAAACTGGTTGCGTAACTATCTTGGTTACAAGATCGCGAAGCCTATGCATGCAGGTATCATTCAGGCTATTCTGGATGCTTCCGGTACAAATGCTCAGGCTCACGGTACCGATGGCGGTGTTGAGGACTGGGAATCTATTGTGAAGTATGAAACCGATGTACTGGATTCTGATTCAGCGATGGAAGATGATCCACGATTGGCATGGCTTACAAATAGTAAGCTTCGCGGTAAGCTCAAAACTACCGAGCGTGAGACGGGAACCGGACAGTATCTATATGATCTGCAAACCGGCACTGTGAATAACTACGACATGCTGGTAAGCAGCCTTGTTCCTTCTGATCTGACCAAAGGAACCGGTACAGACCTTTCTGCAAATATCTTTGCGAACTGGGCTTCTCTGTACATCGCCATGTGGGGCGGAATCAGTTTCTTAGTGAACCCTTACAGCAAGGACACTGAGGGCTTAATCCGAATTAATGCCTGGACTTTCTACGATAGCGGATTGCGACATGCTTCTGCCTTCTCAGTAGGTAAAGACATTATCACATCGTAAATCTAATTCCGCACCCTTGATGGGTGCGGTTTCTTAAACGGAGAAAACCAATGGCTAAGAAAAAAGAAGAAGGAACTAAGGAAGAAGACGTAAAACGAACGAAGCTGTATTTCCTGAAGGCTCCCAAAGGCTACGGCTATCATGCCGGAGAAACTGAGGCGGTCCCGGAAAAACTAGCATCCGAGTTTGTAAAAGCGGGTGTTGCCCGCGAGGCAACGAAGACTTTACCCGAGGACTTACCAGGGCGTGATGCTTTGATGGAACATGGCTGTGAGACAGTGAAGGATGTGAAGGAGATCGAGGATTTTACCACGGTTGACAACATCGGCACGGCTACGGCAAAGGAACTGGAAGTGTATTTCAAGAAATAATATCGCATGCCGCTGACGTATGACACACCGCCTGCTACTAAACCTCTGGACCTGGATGAGTTGAAAGACCATCTGCGGATCGGGAGTAGTACGGCGTATGATGACTATCTGAATTTATGTATTGAGGCACTGGCTGAGGAGCTGGATGTTAATAATATGCTTCAGTGGGCTTTCAAACGTCAGCTTATAGAGGCTACGATTGTTTTTACGCTTTCGGATTTTAAGCGAAAGCTGGAGTTGCCCCGTCCACCATTGCAGTCGGTTAGTTCGGTGGAGTACCGGGATAAGGATGGCACCTGGCAGACGGTTGCGACTGATAATTATGAAGTGAATAGTGATGCCGATCCGGGCTTTATCCGGTTCAGTGATGATTATTCGTTTCCTGCTCTCCTGGGTGATGAAGAGTATCCGGTGCGTATTACCTACGTGGCCGGGTATTCTGATTCAGAAGGGAATAGCACACATCTTCAGGTTCCAGCAAACATTCGTTTGTGGGGTATGAATGTGATCGGTGACTTATGGCAGAATCGTAAGACGCAGATAGTAGCGAGGAGTTCGGCAGAGGTTGTCCAGCTTGTTCAGCAGATGGGGCGTTTGAAGGCTCCTCATAATGCAGGGCGGAGGTTCGGATGAGCTATTTCATGGATCCGGGCGAAATGGACCGGCACCTTACGGTGGAGAAGAAAACGACTTCTACCAATGATTATAACGAAGAGGTGGAAAGCTGGGGTACTGATGGCACTATCTGGGCTCGTAAAACGGATCAGCATGGTGATGAGGAAAAGGAAGGCGGTCAGATAGTGGCTACGGGTCGTACAAAGTGGACGATCTATTTCTATCCGGGTTTGAATGCCAGAGATTATCGCTTTAAGGATGAGTATGGCAACCTGTTTGATATTATCGGCGAGCCTATGGAGAAGGGGTTTCGTGAGTTTATGGAGGTTGAGACGGTGCGGAGGGATAATGGTACTGCTTAGCGGAATTTTGAATTTTAAATGTTGAATTAATTATGACTCTTTACCTGGTTCGATTTAGTAGTGGTGCTGATGATACGCTGGGGATCTTGTTCCTGAATGGTGAGGCTTTTTGCTTTACGCTGGAGGATGAGTGGCGTTCCGAGAAGGTGGCAGGTGAGACTCGGATTCCTGATGGGGAGTATGAGATCGAGCTTCGTCAGTATGGTGGGTTCCATAATCGGTATAAGGAGCGGTTCGGCACCAAGTTCCATAAAGGAATGCTGGAATTGAAGCATGTGCCGGGATTTACGGACATCCTGATCCATTGCGGTAATAATGAGGAGCATACGGCTGGTTGCATTTTGGTGGGTGATACGGTGGATATTAATCGTGATACGAATGGTTACCTGGGTAGAAGTACGGAAGCCTATTTGGCTTTGTATGAGGAAGTGATCAATGCTATTCAGGCTGGTGAGGATGTGGAAATCATTGTTACGGATGATGTAACGGAAATTTTAAACGGGTCCAAGCGGACGCTTGAACCAGCTGAAAAATGAAAAGGTGTAGTGATGACTGATGCAATTGTAACTAAGGCATTTACCATTATTGGGATTGTGACGGCTTGGATATTTGCCCAGGCGGAGCAGTTTGGGGGAATTATTGATACGGCTTTTGACCAGATGTTTAGCCTTGGGCTGTTGTTGATCGTGTTGATTGTGCTGTTTAAGGAGTATAAAGGCACTAAGGCGGATAATGCGGAGCTGGATGAGAAGTTTCAAACGCTTTTACAGGAGAATATTGAGACGAGGCGGGATTTCAGGGATTCAATTGATGCTTTAACTCAGGTTATATCGAAGATGAATGAGTAATAATAACGTACATAGCGAGCACCCATACCTGTTAGATGATAGTGAATTGAAGGTTCCTTATGGGGATATGGACCGTGAGGAGCGGATGGATGCCTTTATGCATGAGGTTCCGAGGAAGAAGTTCAGCGAGACGGCTTTTGGTGAGACGGTTTTGCTTAGAAATAGGACGGGTAAAACGATCTTAGGAGTGCTTGCCGGAGCGGTGAGTGTGTTTACGGGATTTGATATTCAACCAATCATTAACCCTTTAACGGGAGGAACAGAGATGGAGTTTTTATTTGATGCGGGATTGATAGAGATAGTGATCACTGCTGTCACCTTTTTGGTGGTTGCGGGTGTTAGCTGGGCTGGTGCTTACTTTAAGCTGCCACGTAAGTTTACGGTGAAGATCGAGCGGTTTTTGCATATCGCTTCGGAGGAGCTGGAGAAGGCAGTGGATGAGGAGAGTGAGAAGGGCCGGAAGGTTACGAAGAATGAAATTTATAACGGGCTGATCACTGCGTTTAAGAAGACGTTTGGTGATGTGCCTGAGAATTTAAAGAGTGCTAAATGAGCATGAGTGTGATCACACATATCGCTAATAATGCCGCTGACTATAAGGCGGAGATAGGTACGATATCCGGTACTTCAAGGGCTAAGATCTACACGAGTGTAGTGCCCCAGGGAGTAAAGAAGCCGTATGCGCGGATCACTCTTGTATCACGGCCGGTGGAAAATAACAAGGAAGAGCGTGGTCCAACCAGCTTCCAATATCAGATAGATCATTATGCGGACACATCTGCAAAGGCGGAGGCGTGTGAAAAGGCTTTTATAGCGGCGATCACCCCGTATCACAATTATAAGAGTACGGTAGCCGGTGAAAATGTGCGGAGCATACGGCTGATGAATGGAGGTGGTTCCGGTTATAACGAGCCGAACGAGAATAAAGAACGCATGATAGAAATTTCAATACGAATTAACCCATAGAGCGATGGCAGAGACAATCATACTTACGGAACCATGGACACTGAAAACAGGCGTGGAAAAAAATGCAGGTACCGAAATCACGTTTTCCCGAAGCTCCGAAGAGATGCAAAAGATATTGGATGCCGGTGCAGGACAAGTAAAGCAAGGTTTGCCCGGCGACTTGCCCGGCAGAAAGCATTTTGTGGACGCAGGTTTTGACAGCGTTCAAAGCCTGGGGGTATTGGAGGAGTGGACACAGGTAAATGGTGTAGGCCCAAAGACGGCAAAAGAACTTGACGAGTATTTTCAAACTAAACAAAACACAGAGGTAGAGTAAAATGGCGAATACAAGCACAGGATATGTCACAGGTTCCGATTTCGGGATCTATGTGGACGATACGTTAATCGCAGTTGCTTTAGATAATCAGCTTCAGCTTACGAAAGATATGATCGAGGTGTCCAGCAAGGACTCCGGTAAAAGCAAAGAGTATATCCCCGGGCGCGGAGATGGTACTGTAATCGGTTCATGCAGAGTGAAGTATGATGCCGGTTACGGATGGGCTGATCTGTTTGGGGCTTATAATGATGACACTAAAGTCACCGTCCGGTACAGTAATGATACTACTGGTGATGATGAGTATTCATTTGAAGCTTACATCAGTGACTTAAGCAGAACAGACCCTGATAATGATAGCTCAACGATCAATTACACCTTCCAGAAGACGGGCGATGTAACTGAAACTAATATCACAGCATAATGAGCGAACGCACATTTAACATCAAGTTGAAAGACGGTGACTCTCATGAATTGCTTTACGATAACCGTGCTTTGTACGAGTTTGAGGGCATTCATGGAGAAACCGCTATGCGGGTGATGAGTTCCGGTAATATTGGGTTCAGAGCCATTACGCACTTAGTGTGGGCTGGTTTGATCCATAAGGAAGATGCTCCATCTATTGATGAAGTGATAGACCTTGTGCCTGCAGATGATTTTGAGGGAGTGGTTAAGGTAGTAATTAAGTCTCTTGAAGATGCGCTTGGGCTCGATAAAAAAGCAAAGGCAAAAGCGGTAAAAAAAGCAAAGGCGGGTCGTCCGGCATAGACTGGCAGGAATGGCAGCGCATTGCTTACGGTCCGCTAAGGCTTAAGCCCTGGGAGTTCTGGAAACTACTGCCAAAGGAGTTTACCCTAATGGTGGAAGGGAATTTAATGGTGCGTGAGAATGATAGGAGTATGGTGATAGAGCAACTTCATCTGCTTCGGACTATATCAGCAACCATTCAGAATTTAGGGCAATCGTTTTCTAAAAACCCGGAGCCTGTTGATGTGCTGGATATCTGGCAGATCCCAGAGATCGATAAGATCATTAAGAAACACCGGGCGAAAGCAGAAGAGCGATTTGAGCAGCGTGCTGAGCAAGTTCTTGATAAGTATAAACGCATAGGAGAAAAGTATAAAGATGGCGGCTAATGCGATAGAGTTTAAGATGGATCAGCGGGAGTTCCGTGAGTCGTTGAAGGAGATTCAACGCATGGAAAGCTCTATTGATCCTGAGTGGATGAAGTCTACGTTGCGCCGCCGCGCCCGGCCTATAGAAAACAGTATGCGCAGAAATGCGGAAGGCTATCTGAAGTCAACGCGTATAGCGAAGATGATCGGCATTACTGCTGCCAAAAGCAGGACTGGAGACTGGGGCGCAAAAGTAGGGGTAGTTAAGAATGATCCCGTCCTTTTCCCTGACTTCTCTGCTCCGGCGCTTGCCTCTGTGTTGGAGTATGGTACGGACGAACGATACCGTACCCTTAAAAAAGGAGTGGTTGTCACCGGACGGAAAAGTACCGGCCGCGCTCCTGCCATGCCATTCTTGAGACCTGCCTGGGATGAAAACGTAAATCAGTTCATGAATAAGGTACAAGAAAGCATTGAACGCAAAGTGTTAAAGGAGAAGTGATATGTCAGATCGCAGAGTCACATTTGTTGTAGGTGCCAACGTCAAGAACTTTGTTGACGGGATGGGGAAGGTACAAAAGCGATTTGAGCGAATGGGCAAGAAGATGCAGCGCATTGGTTCTGACCTCTCGCAGAAAGTTACGCTTCCTATACTTGGTTTGGGTGCTGCGGTGGGTAAAACGGCTATTGACTTTGAAAGTGCCTTTGCCGGAGTACGAAAGACCGTAGATGCCACGGAAGAAGAGTTCGGCAGGCTACGGCAGGGTATCCTTGATATGAGCAAGGAACTGCCTACCAGTGCCAATGAGATCGCCGGAGTAGCGGAGGCCGCAGGTCAGCTTGGTATTAAGAGTGATGCTATCCTGGAGTTTACAAAAACCATGGTAATGCTTGGGGACACTACGGATATTGTAGCAAATGATGCAGCTAAAGCCCTTGCCCGGGTAGCAAACATCCTTCAGCTTCCACAGGATCGATTTGATGAGATGGGGTCCACTATTGTAGATCTCGGTAACAATTTTGCTACTACAGAATCCGAGATCGTGGATATGAGTACACGGATCGCGGCTGCAGGTAACATTGCTAAGATGAGCGCTTCGGATATCTTTGCGATCTCTACTGCTTTAAGTTCGGTTGGTGTGAATGCGGAAAGCGGGGGTACTGCTGCACAGAAAGGAATCCTTGCTATTAATGATGCTGTGGCGCGTGGCGGGGAAGCTTTGGAGACGTTTGCTAAAACATCCGGTATGAGTGCCCATCAGTTCAGGGAATCATGGAGGCAAGACGCAGGACTGGCTTTTTCTCAATTCATTCAGGGATTGGGGAGTGAAGGAGATAATGCTACTCAGGTGCTGGAGGATGTAGGACTTCAAAGCGAGCGTACCCGTGCGGCTTTCTTATCTCTGGCGAATAGCGGTGATCTACTCAACAGAACTATTGAAACGGGGAGATCTGCATGGGAGGAGAATAATGCGTTAACGAAGGAGGCACAACAGCGGTATGAGACCATGGCTTCCGACCTTAGTGAGATGTTTAACAGTTTTAAGGCGGCCGCAGCGAGTTTTCAGGATGTAATAAGCCCAGCGATTAAACGCTTCACAGATTATGGTAAAGCACTTGCCCAGGTGTTTGAGGATATGGAGGATGAAACCAAAAAGAGAATATTGGTTATTGCCGGGCTTCTTGCTGCCAGTGGGCCTTTACTTGTGGCTTTTGGAGGAGTGATGAAGGTTGTTGGGTTATTGGCAAGTACGTTTATGATCAAGTTTGCTGCAATAAGTGCTGCAGTTGCAGGAGTTGTTGTAACGGGGCAATGGTTCGTTGATAACTGGGATAAAATGAGCCAGGGTATAGAGAACATCACAGATAGTTATGTAATAGCCTTCCAAAAAATGGCGCGGGGTATAATGGAAGCCATTCGGGAGATCATAGACTTTGTAGTAAATAGAACCGGTCCCGGATTTGTAGCTGATGTATTTGGATGGGACCTGTCTGGATGGGTTAATGATGTGGCTGGGGTTAGTGGTGCTATTGGCGGTTTAACAACTAAGATAGAAAAGAATGAAAAGGAGCTGGCAGCAGGAATTAAAAAATATACTGACACTGCCTGGGGTAGTTTAAGCGAGTCTGCTCAAAACGCTTTGGACTTAACTAAGCAGGCTTTAAAGAATGGGTTGAAAAATATTCTAAAAGATTCGGAGATCGCTTCCATTATTTCTCAGATAGAAGAGAAGATGTTAAAAATGGGTGGCGGTGGTGTTAGTACTGGGGCCAGTAGTGGATCTGCTCAGCAGTCAGCACCTACTAAACCTATTATTGATATGCCCAAAGTTGATGATGAGGTAATCCATAGCTGGGAAGAGCTGGATAATCAGATCACTTCTTCTTTCAAGAATATTGATATGGGCAGTAAGATGAGCCTGAGTTCTTGGCAGAAATTTACTATGAAAGCTAAGGAGGCTGGTTTTGATTTCGTGAACTTCCTTTCCTCTGAGGTGGCCGGCGCTATATCAAGTTTTGCTGAAGGTGTTGGTGAAATGATGGCCGGCGCAGGCAACGAGTTCTCTTCTGGTTTACAGGAAGTAATGTTGTTAGTGCTCGATTTTGCTAAGAAACTGGGTGGTATCCTTACCGCGATCGGTACTGCTATCGCTTTCATTCCAGGGCTTCAAGGTCCGGCGGGTTTGTATATAGCAGGTGGTTCGGCATTAACTATGCTTGCTGCCGGAGGATCAGCCGCCATTCAAAAGAATATAGATCAGAAAAGGGAGAACGCTCAAAGTAGCAGAAGCGTAAATGATGCTATTATCTCTCCTAACGGTAATGTGATCACTACGCATCCTGAAGATTATTTGATAGCTACTAAGAATCCGGGGTATTTAGCTGGGCAGGTTGCTGGTGGATCTTATAATGGTGAGGGAATGGAAAAAGCGGTTATGAATGGAATGCAAAAAGCATTTCGGGCGGCCACTGGTAAAGATCTGTTATTAATGATCAACGACTACCAGGGAGGGGCGGGTAGATAATGGCTTACGGAGTTAAATATAGATGTACCCATAAGCAGAAGACAAATGCTACTATTACAACCTACGTGGTTGAGCTGCTTAAAAAGGATTACTCTGGCGCTGTCACGGATGTGAAGGGTAATGTTGGAAATGGTGTGGTTGAATTAAGTTATGATAACCTGAATCCAGCTGATCTCTTTGAAGAGCGAGTCCAAAAGGGCCGGTTGACTTTTCACTTACAAATCCGAGGCACCGGTACTGATCCCGTACTGAACTACGATGGCTTATCTATATTGAATGAGATCTTTTCCGGAGATGAGGAAGAGTTTAAAATGCGCCTCAAAATAAACGGAGATGTAGAGTGGACCGGTTGGGTGCTTACTGATCTTGGGGATTCAACGGATGGAGCCTTTACCTATTCAGGTGAGATCGTTGCGAAGGATTTTACACGGCTTTCAGGTCTATACTTTCCTCTTACAAATGATCGAAAAAAACTAATCGTAACCTTGGCTGATTTCTTGGATGAGCTGGGGCTTGGGTTGGATATATACTCTTATACAAGCTGGATCACCTCAGAAACTACTGATACGGATGATTTCCTGAATCAGATATACAATGAGCGGAAGGCGTTCCGCTCCTATGCAAGTAATGGCGATGAGATAGATCAAAAAATCACCATAGAAAAAGCGCTGAATATCTTTTTGAATAACTATGGGTTGATATTACGGCAAACCGGTAACGCGTGGAGAGTCTATCAACTCACAACGCTTAGTGATCCTGCCAGTGTTAAGGAGTTTATTTATAACAGCAGCGGGGTAAAGAAATCCGGCGCCGATACCGATCTCACTGTGGATGTAGACCGTATTAGTAAATTCATACTTCCGGGTGGGAAGAATAAGCGACTTAAAGCCCTAAAGCAGGTTAAGAACAGATTTAATCACCGGGCTAAGACCTCTGGAATAACACTACCGGTGCAGATCGATCTGGAAGATTCTCAGACGGAATCATATAGTCAGTTTTTTCTAAGCAGCGGCACTCAGACTATCTCTCTGGGGTTTGATGTATATGCGGAAACTTCCGAGACTCAAAGCTCCATGAATGCCAGGTTTCGACTTAAAATCGGGAATTATTATCTGCAGGATGATGGCACTCTTTCCACGGATGTAAATAATTACTATGAAGTAGAGATGCTTAATGCGAAGAATATTCCGGGAAGTAATATATGGACCGGGTATTTCTCATTACCGCAAATATCAGTACCGGCTGATGCAGATGGCACACTGGAACTGATATATGCGGGAGCCACCGGTAATATTGATTTCGCAGACGTTACAGAGTACAGTAACCTGTCTTTTAATATCAAGAACAGTCTTTTAAGTGAGAATTCTACTTCTATAAATTATGAGCTCACTCAAACCGGCACCTTTAGCGTAATAAAGGAAATTGAAGATACCTGGTTTGGTGATGGGCCTACTGCTTACGCGGACTCTGCGTTACGTTACGGTGAACAGGACAGTAATACTACGGCTGATATCTGGCAATTCCGTGGGGCTACCGGGAATTATAGGAATTTCCATGAAAACAGGCTGAAAGAAGATATGGATGTTCAGCGCTCACTGTCTGAAAACTACAAGGGGCAGCTTCTTGGTGAGTATTCTCCGAGTCAAATACCGGTGAAGGGATCACAGAATTTGTTTTTCCTGGGGGGTAGCTTAACGGCAGCCGGAGATCCGGGTAATGTATGGGATGCGTTCTTTATTGAGATAACAGTGGAGAGCGGATCGGATACATTTGAGGATGTGATCGACCTTGATTCATCAACATCGGGTATAGTCGGAGACTCTGCCAGGGATGGGGCGATACTTCAAAGCCAAAGATTTGATGAATCCCAGAAGATCACCACAATAACCTCTGCTCTAAGCGGTACAGTTACTGAAATCCCTATTGAGTCGGTAGGTGGTGTATTCCTTCAAAAGGGGGATGTATTCTATGTATTTGATATTGTAACTGCAGATCTAATCTCCTTTGTATTGGATGCTCCTATGTTCCCCGATTCAACCAGCTTAACGGTGCAGGGTAAGTCGGTGTCTGATGAGATCACGAACGGCAGCTGGATCGTATTTACCGGGGGTATCATTACGAGTCGTTTAACGAGAAGTGATCAAGCTATCCGGCTGGGTGTTACGAATGTAGAGTATCTGCAGGACAGTGAGACTGGGGAATACCTGACGGATGAGAATGGAGATGCTATTATAAACGGTGAAAGCGATCCCGGCGCTTTTCTGGATATCCTGAAAGATGAGTTAGTCGCCAAGGTGACAGCAGGCGGCTTGCTTGCCCTCGCGAAGCTGAGTGTGGATGTAGAGGAACAGAGTTCTACGATTCTTTTGAAGGCGGATAATATAAACCTTGAATCCGTTGTGACTACGCTTAATGCTCAGGAAGAAATAAAGCTGAACGCACCTGCTATAAATTTGGAGGGCTTGGTCTCTGCTATCAATGCGGATAATGGTACGGAGACGGAGATAGATGGGGGTAAGATAAAGGCGGATACGCGAATCACTGTGGGGAGTGGGGATAATGTGGTGGTTCTATCTGGCGAGGAAAATGATTATAGAATATGGGCCGGTAATGCTACTGCTATTGATGATGGAGAAGGGAGTGGTGATGCTCCTTTCCGCGTGGATCGGTTTGGTAATATATGGGCTAATAAAGTAAACGCTTTATCGGGTGATGGTACTGGTTCTATTAACAATCTAAAGCTGAATAATTTAGAAGTTACCGGGACGATAACGGTAACGGATGGGGAGGTTGTCGCTACAGCAGAAGAGACTTTTGATTCTTCTGATTACGAAATAGAAACAGCGTTTAAAAATGGAGTTATAACGGTTGGTATAAATGTTTCAGGATCTCCGAGAAGTAGGGGCATTGAAATTGGTTACAACTCGTCTATAAATCCAAAAATAAGTTTAAACAGGCTTATTAGCCCATTAGGTAAGGATGCTGTTTCTAAGATTGAGGCGGATGGTATATTTATGGATGTAAATGATGGATTGGGCGGTGATTCAAATATATCCTTAAGCCCTTCATCCACATCTAATCAACCCTTTATTTCTGTAGGCTCTAACTATCAAACGGCAGGGGCTGGTGTTACAGATGATGGTAATTATCTACAGGTAAATGTAGCAGGAGCAACTAAATACTTAAGACTTTATTCATAATGGAAAGAAACGCACATAAATCGTTACAGAATTTAGAGCAATTGGTGAACCGGACACCGTTATCGAGAGCGGAGCGGGAGGCGCTTTCGGGTGATGTGGGGGTGTTGGAACAGGTGCTGGCGGAATTTGTGAAGGCACGTAAGGAGCTTGATCAGATCAAGGCGCGCGCGGATGAAATGAAGAAGGAAATTGAGAAGAAATCAAAAAAGAAAGAAGGTGAGTAATTATGCCAGGTGAATCAGGGTTAACGAAGAAGGCGGCGCTTGAAAGCTTAGAACTGGTCCGGGCGGTTACGAAATCCGGGCAGTCTATCAATATATCTAAGAAGGATCTGCTGAAGGAGATTGATGCGGCCGTGAAGGCCAGTGGCAATATTGTTCGTTATGAGACACGGACTGAATTAGCAGCGGATACCTCGCAGGATGATAAGACACCGGGGCAGGTGTATAATGATACAGGCTATGTCTATGAGTTCACTTCCTCGGATGTGGATACGGGTACCGATAGCATCGATGAGGCCGCCGGGGAGATAAATCCCGGTGATGTGCTTCGTTTTTCTTCTACAGGGACCTTGCCTGGAGGGTTAAGTGTGGGCGTGGACTATTATGTACTTACGGCGGTGCTGGGTTCTTTTAAGGTTTCTACCACACCAGGCGGTAGCGCTGTAAATATAACCTCGGGCGGGGGCGGTACGCATACGGTGAAACGGGTTAATAACGGTCAGTATGTGTGGGATGATGGCAATGGGTATTGGTTAAAGGTGGATAGTGAGGTAGCCGCTTCTGTGGATCCGCAGGATTATGTGTTTCCGGTGGCTGGCGGTGGTATTGGGGATTACCTGAACGATAAAACAGCAAGTGAACTTGATGCTTCGGATACGGAGAAGCTGCAGACGGGGAAGACAGTTGGGGATTATTTTGATGTTAAGACTCCAGAGCTGTTACAGCAAGCAGCAAGCAATTTGGGCGGACAGGTATTTGTGCTTAGTGAGGGTGATGATTATGTGCGATTAAGTGCTGTGGATGGTGCTTCAAATTTGCAGGATGTAAGTACTACTGCCGGTGGCATTTCAATAGACGTTTTAAGAATAACAACATAAAAGGATAAGACTATGGCAACTTTTGATGTAATTAAGAAATCTTCGTTTCAGGATGTAGTGGATGCATTACAGACGAATGATGCCCAGGTACAGAGTGCTATCGATGAGGCGTTAACAAACTCTGATGTGGATGCAAACTATATCTCCTACACCGTAGGGACGAAGCCTTCCACTTCGGGGGCTACTGAAGGCACTATTGGGGCTTACTTTACTTCTGATGGTTTGCTTCAGAAGCTGGAGCTTCAAAGTGGGTCTTGGGTTGATGTTGGGGAGCCGCTTGTAACGAAGCAAGCGCTTGACGATAAGGCCTCATTCTCATCACCGAAAAGATCGGAATTAAATGTTTGGGGCGGTATGAGTATGGATGATGGCAGGGATGAAAAGCCTTTAGTTACATTCTTTGATGATGATGGACGCATTGAATGTTATAATATTTTAAAACCTATTCTTGATGCTAAGGGTGTTACGGCAGGAATGGCTATACCTACCGATGCGGTTGGAAATTCAGGTAACATGAGCTATACACAGCTTAGAGAGTTGCAGGCAGACGGATGGGAAGCACTATCTCACCTTACAACTGGCGGTCTTGGCAGTCAGACAGAATCTATTCAAGAGGCAAGATTGAAAGATTCTCGTGATGCTTTAGAAGCCGAAAATTTAGACGTGTTTAGTTTAGTTCCTCCTTTTGGAGAAGATGGGGGTGCGGCAGGCAGGAGATTGACTCGCCAATATTATAGATCTGCTTTTATTACTCAGGGGGCGATTAATACATATCCGATTAATACATTTAGTATAAAGAGAATTAATTTTGTAGAGCCAAATGCAGTCGATAATCCAACTTTAAGCGAATTGAAGGCCTTTGTTGACGAAGCGGTTAGTGAGACAGGTTGGGTTGTTTTTTCAATTCATTCTCAATACGCTGGATTTGATTCAACCCAACAACAAGTCCTAAGAGACTTAATAGACTATATACAAGGGTTGCCAGTTGATATCGTCAACCCAAATGATGCGTTAAATATAGTTGGTAATTACCTTGATGTTGGAGATCAGACATTGAATAATTACACAAGAATTGATAATAATGGAGAAATTGATTCAAGTGGAATTGGTTATGTGTTAAAAAGAGGTTTTGATGCCGAATCTCCAATAACTGATTTTAGAGATCAAAAAATTACATCTTCATTAATTCAGTCAGGTGACAATCAATCAGGATTACCATCAGGCGGTAGCTTTGGAGTTCTTGAGACACATTATAGAACTGCTGACTTTGGATATCAGAAGTTTTATTCTATTCAAAACAAGCACATATATTTCAGGGTTTGGGATGATGATACAAATGATTGGGATGGTTGGATTCGAATTGATGATACAAATAGTTTAGGTGGCGTTTCTCCAAATGCTGCCCCCACAGATTTTAAACATGCTTTCGTCGTTCAGGCTTTTAATTCGACAACTGCATCTGATAATAGTATGCCTGAAGGTAAATCAGGTACACTTATCAGCTATACTCGAGGAAGCACGTTTAATGCTTTTCAAGAGTATTATGTTTTTAGGTCTCATCGTAAATTTTTGCGCTACTATGATGATCAAGCTGGTGCTTGGTCTGATTGGGAAGAAAATAGTCAAGAAATAATAAACTTAGGCAATGATTATTCAGGCGGGGCAGCAAACCCTAATGCTCTTTTAGCTACGAATTATCCTGATGCGGGTAAAATATTCGTTACAAACATTTGGACTGGTTCAGATACTACAGGGCTACCAGAGTCAAGCCTTGGAAGCCTTGTAACCTATATAAACAGGCTATCAGATTACACGTTGTCCTATCAGGAATATCACGTTCGTAACTCAAAAAATGTGTACAGAAGAACTTTTGATTCAGGGGCGGTATGGAGTGATTGGTATCAAATTGCAGGTGGAGCGAGTGGAAGCTTTACTGCAAGCTCAGGAGAGACTGTTACCGTTGAAGATGGATTAATAACCGACATTACATAA